GCGGTGTAAATCTAGAAGAATCAGAGCCACTGCCGCCAAAACCCCCACCAAAATCGCTATCAAAATCCGCACCGTAATCGGCGTTGGACATAAAACCTAAAGAAGTATCCCCGCCAACATCAAAATGACGAATACCAGGGTATCTAATATGCCCGCCATCAGCAAAACCAGTAATACGGCCACCTGTGCCGTATTTAACTACGGGCTCACTAGGGTTGGTGCCCTCTAAACCTTGACCACCAAGGGCTTGACTAAATGCAACTCCACCACCTGCCATGTTGTTCTCCTTATGCGGGCAAATACTTGCGTGGCTGGATCTGTCGGCCTTGGTTTGGATTACCGGTACGAGCTTTGCGTACCTTATTCATCATAGAGTAAAGCTGCTTGGCACCGGCATCAGTCGAGCCATTACCCAGATGGGAAACCACATCAGCTGGCACAACAAACTCACCGTCCGCCAAACGAGCAGGTTGCTTATTACCAATACTTGCAGGGATGCTATCAGACATACCGTCTCCGGGGCCTTTGAGCATGCGACCTCCATCGGAGTAACTACCTAAACTTGCGATACCACCAGTGTCGCCACCAGTATCCCCACCAGCAGCATAACTGTATGGGCGGTATGCACTTGGGTCAAATCTATATTGACTTAACGCACCACTATAGGGTTTCTTTTTAGGAATGCCGCCACGCATCTGATCTGAAATCATGCCAAGGCCGGCAATACCAGCACCGCCGGCAAGCAGTTGTTGTTTGGGGGTCAAACTACCAAACCAGCTCTTGGCACTGTCCAACATGCCGGGACCGCTGGCCGCTTTGGCCACTTGCATAGCTCCGGGCTGCGCGCTTAAACCAAGTTGGCTTGCCGCCTGACCGCCGGTTACGTCATAACCAGGCATCGTCATAGGATTAGAAAGACCAGAAATACCAGCTCCCGAAGAGGGTGCGGCAGATGCAATTGAATAATCTACTGGGCCAACATAACCGGGAACTGAACTAGCAGCCAAACCGGGCGTTGCTGAACCAGCTGTAGCCGCCAAGCTTTGAGTACCGGCAGACGCCGCAGGAGCAGCACCAGGCATCGCACCAGAGGGGGCCGCACCAGCACCACCAAACATGGCCCCACCAGCACCGCCCATCAGGCCGCCAAGCAGGGCACCTTGCAACGGATCTTTGCCCTGCAAAAGAGAAGAGCCACCACCGACAGCAGCGCCCGTCATCATTGATTCTAGGATTGCTCCTTCGATTACTCCGCCGTCCATAGTAGCTCCTTGAATTTGTTGAATATTATCATGTTGGTAACGCAGACACAAACGTTGCGGTCAGAATTACAGATGGAATTGCAGGTACGTCATTTGGTGCAGTACCAAACCCAGCCTCGTATTTAAGTTGTACGTTCGTATCGTCTGTCATCCAATAAAGCTCAAAATAATCACCGGCGTTCATGGGCAAGACAAAATTCCAAGCGGGCACAGATTCAGCTGTAGTTCCTTGTATGGACACCTTACTTGCTGAAGCTACGATATTTGCGCCATTAACTTTTGGCCAAATCCAAATTGAAGCTGTAGCGCCAGAAGCTTTATCCAATTGTGCAGAAAATTGAAAATTGTAATACCCGGCAATGCTGATCACGACACGAGAAGTTGGGGTGCCTAAAGCTACACCACTTGAATAATCCGTGGCATTAAATGTAATCGCCTTTGCCGTATTGGTGGCTACTTGCGTTTGTGTCGTAGCATCGTGAAATGCACCAGATGGGAAAGTAAGGCCAGACCCATCAGCAGATGGAGTACCGGATACCGCCAACCGTGCAATAAAGTCATCAATACGGTTGAAATACAAACGCAAAGTATTGGAAAACTGATCTTGGTAATGCTTATCCCACTGATCAGGTGCAAGGGGTAGGTTAGGAGCAGCAATCTTGTTGATTGCGTAGTCGGTGGTAACAATATAAGTCATCGTCTACCGTCCGGTCTAATATCAATACGAGGGGCACCCAACTGCCAAGTGGTATTGATCTGGTTAGAACTAATCTTAAAGATCATCTGGCGACCACGGAAACGGGTAAAGATTTGACCCGTAAATTCCTCAGTAATATTGTACGAAGAAGAGGCACGTACCGGCTGACTTGCATCACTTGTAACCCCAGAGCCAGAATTTGCAAGGCCGTACAACTCCATGGTCACTACCGCTTGATCGCCTGTAGGCGATGTTGTTGCATTTTCAAAGGTTAAGTCAGGCAATACCCGCCATACAAATGCAAAGTTATGGCCATCCCCAATATCAAACTCAGACGAAGAGATAGAAGCAGAGATTGCAATAGTTGTATCAGTCTCATTATTATTTAGCCCTTGCTCATGGTTGACCAAGTTGTTGCTATATGTAGCGGCTAAAGGATACGCACGCAATCCAGAATCAAGCCACGCTGTGCGGGCCATTGTTCCGTAATACCAGATCTTTTCGGCGTAGTTGTATATAACGTATTTATCAATTGCGGTACTACCGGCAGAACAGTAGAACCACCAAACTTCATTAAAGCCTTCACTTGTACCGCAGAAGACTTGTTCTAATTGTTCTAAGTTAATATCTTGGAATACATACCGGCGCAAGTCGCAATTAAGCGTTTGCACACGACCATCATAAGCATAGAATTTATCTACGCCCATCCAGTAGACAACACCAGAAGCAATCACCGCCGCATTAGGACTAATGATTGAAATGTTATCGCCAAGCAACTGCGAGCCCCAAACATATGGTGGTCCAAGGTACTGTAGTGAGTACACGCTTGAATCAGTAAACACCACAATCTCTTGACGAGTCTGCACAGTTGTAACAATCTGTGAGCCGTGTGAAAGTCTTAAACTTCCAGCCTGATTTGTTGGCGCAGGGATCCAAGTAAATGGGTCTTCCTGATCTGACCAACGAATAAACATTGGATCAATTGCATTTGGGTCTATGGCGTTAGGGTCGTTTGTACCAAATACAATCACAAAACGGGATGCATCAGAAACAGTTAGGTTATTCTGAACAACGGGAGTCTCAGCATCACCAAGAGTCGTAAGATTGACACCTCTAGTAGTCACACCAGTTGTAGCATCCCAATAATAAATGCCACCACCCCGAGGACCAAAAAGTAAGTTTTGGCCAAAATTTGTTTGATTCCATATCTGTAAGCTAGATATAGGTGAGCTGCCATAACCCCAGGTTCCAGCGCCCCAAGAACCAGCGCCCCAGCCTGTAAGTGGAACTGCAAATGCAGGCCCAGCATTAACTTGGTAAGCCGCTGATACGGCAGAGCCACCATAAGAGCCCGCAGTTAATGCAGTAGGAACTGTTATGGTGTACGAGTTTGGACCAACAACTGTAATTTGATACTGCGCATTAAACGTAGATGCGTACGTACCGGTTGCGCCACTGAATGTTACAAATGTGCCTGTCGTAGCGCCGTGGGCTGTAGCCGTTACCGTAACTGTGGTCGTGCCGTTAGCCGTGAAAGGATCGGTTCCAAGCGTTACTGTTACGCGAATGGGGGTAATATCGTTGTAGTAACCACCCTGCTCAATGTAAAACTTAGTATTAGTTCCTACGCCAACAAGATTTTGATTTGCAAGGGTTACCCAATTCCAAAGTGAGCGGCACACGCCGTTATAGGTATACCCTGAAATACGTTGCCAGCCGCCAATAACTTCTGGATTGCCTTGGCGGAAACGGATTTTGTCGCACTCATACCAACCACCTTCGGTCGTGTAGCGAGTGTTCTCCCGGTTGACGCCCGGCTTAAACAGGATTTTTTGTAATGGCATCGGCAGTCCTAGGATAAAAACAAGGCACGCTCGTCGATGCGACGGTTTTGCAGCCCTTTGAGTATTTTGCCACCAGCCATGCAATACTTCAAGAGTTCTTCGGCAGCGCCTTCTTTATCACCGCGAAGCAGTTTTTGGCGAAGCGTTGAACGCTGGAGTGTTCCCAGACCGACGTTAAAACTAAAAGACACAAGAGCATCAAACATCCCTTGTGTAAGAGGGACAGGACAGTACCGTTCCACTCCACGTTCAAACCGATCAAGATCGCTTCTGAGAATCCCATCCACTTCCTCCATACTGTATTTGCGCATCGCTTCCTGGGGCGGTACAAAAGCATCGCGCTGGTCAATCTTTAGCTTGCCTTGTTCTGGAAACATTACATGGCCAACGCCCACAGTCCACAGCCTAGCTGGGCAGCGGTACGGATTCTGTCGCACCCCCTCGTGGTGCTGAATCATTTTAATGGCCTTGGGACTGACGTTCATTTGCCAAACGCCCGACCACCAAAGTGGAAAGCGATGATGGAAGCGAACAAGGCTTGGGTGTCAGAATCCCATAGCATATTGAGCATATCGTCAAATGGTACACCCATGTAATAGCCATACCAGAAGCCGCCAACATCCACAAAAACCAATAGGAAGAAGAAGCCGTAAGTAATAACAGGGCGAACAGAGGCGCGAAGGTCTTTCATCCATGTGGATGTGCCTTCGTTTAGACTCATGTCGTGGGCGTAGATTGCCTGCATCTCTGCCTGCTGCGCCCCAATTAAAACCTGCTGGGTATTGGCAGCGCTCTCCGTTGCCAACTGTTCCGAGCGAATATGTTCCACCCGCTCCTGAGCCTCAAAACCAAGCTTACGCATCTCAAGTTCACGTTGAATTTGCAGTTGGGCAAGTGCCAACTCGTGCTCTTTGTCCTGTTTACCTTGGAAGTACTCCAAAATCTTGGGCAATCCGCCCATCAGGAATGAAATCAGGGTGGAAAGTAGTGTCAGCATTTGCGATCCTTGTGTTTATCTTCTTCATTTTGCATGAGTTTGATACCAGACAGGAACCCAATCATGCCGCCGATAAGAGTAGAAAAAGCGGGTGAAATCATCTTGAATATCTCGCCGTTGTCCACTTCTTTGGCCCACAAACCGAGGAGAAAGGCTGCGACCATGGCCAGCACCGAGATGCACAATGTTGTGCTTACCATCAGGGTGACGTACAGCGTCAACTTCTCCTTGGTGTCCGGCACTGGTTTGCGTGGTTGGCGTATCGGTTTGTTCATACAAGTTTGTCAATCTCGCGTTTCAGGTTGTTAATCTGCACGTTCAGCGTTATCTGCCGCATCCTGTACTCATAAATCTCATATTCATACTGGTGAAACTTCTTCACTGTATTATCAATCTGTACCTGCAAAGCGTACTCAGCATTTTGTTTTTCTACCCGCTTGATGAAAATTTCCTGCTGCATCAAAGCTTGGGGTTGCACCACTGGATACCATTTGTCGTAACTGATCTTCACTTCTTTTCCCGATCAAACGCATTGTTGTACCCGCCAATAACTAAACCTCTAAGCTGGGTGGAATCCGCCGTACCCGCCCACTCTGCTAAGTTGTTCCAAATCACTAAGTAATCTTCTGTCTTGCACTGATCCGCATTTCGCACCAGCCACGCTAACATTTCTTTGTGGCGCTCGGTTGGGTCGTGGGTTGTGTAGCCGATCCCGTAGAACTCGCGTACATAGCAGCCATTCTTGGCCACGGCCCCAACCAGCCCCAATAACAGTAACAAAATAAACCAGCGCATTCACCATATCCCCGCCCATGCAATCATGTACGTTCCGAAAACAATGAAGGCCGTAATACAGGCGGCTGCAATAAATGCCTCCGCCCAGTCCCACATTACTGCACCGATACGTCAGTCATGTCAGTCACCGCCTCTTCAGGCTTTGCTTCCAACGCTGTCTTTAACATTGTGAAGAACGCATCACGCCCAACTTGGAGTTGATCCACATTGAAACGCGCTGAGTCCAACTTACGATCCAAGTCGGCAACATGGTTGAGCAACATCTGCTGCTGCTGCGTCATGTCTTCAAACTTGTACTCTACGCCGTCGATTGTCACAGGGGTCTTTTCGTTTTTTCCCATGATGTTTCCTTTTAAAGTGCCACCAAGATCGGGTGATGGCTTCCCGTTAAATTAAGCGCCCCAAGGCAGGGGCGTGTTCTGTGGGCTGACAGGCGGTGTAATCATGCTGTCGATCTGGCCCTGAACACAGGCTTGTGCGCTTTGGATTTGTGACTCAGGAATCCAGCCAATAACTTGCGCTTGTGTGAGTTGGTCATAAGGGGTAAACGTACCCTCTTGCACAGTGAACTGGCTGTTACCGCCAATCTCTGCGGTGTAAGAGCCGTCTACACCGGTCACTGTCCACAGGACGTTGACCACAAACCCGGGATCGGGCGTGTCAAGGGTGTACATAGAATTGATGGTGGTTGTAAAAGTTGTGGCCATGATTAGGCTCCTTTCAGGGTTGCGATTTCAGATTTAAGTGTTTCCACTTGCGCGGATAATTGTTTAACAGCGTTGACTAAGTACCAAGTCAGGTTGTCGGTATCAACAGACAAAACGCCGGTCGATTCTTGCTTTACGCATTCAGGCAGAACAGCTTGTAGTTCTTGAGCGATTACGCCTAGTTGCACACCTTCTCTTGGGATAGCGTCAGTAGGTTTAAGTTCTGCGTCAACTTCTTCAGGCAAGCGATACTCAAAGTTGCGAACGCGAATTGAATTGATTTTGTCTAAACCATCGTTGTTGTCAGCAATGTTTTTCTTGAGGCGTTGGTCAGATGTGGTTGACCATGAAGATGAGTTATTGCCTTGGTAAACACCACTACCAGCACTAATAAAACCTGTTGAATTACCCTTACCAGTAACGCCAGACCCAATGATAATTTCATACTGGGCAGTTGCAGATGATGCAGTTAAGTTGTAACCGTAATACGTGTTTTGGTACCCACCATTTAAGTTCCCACCGTTGTAGCAACCAACGATTGTTGAGTTAACGTCTGTGGTTGCGCTGTGGAAACAGTTAACACCACCTATTGCTACGTTGTTGTTGCCTGTTGTAATAGCGTAACCAGCACCTTTACCTACACAAGTGTTTTGTACGCCTGTGGTGTTACTCCATAACGCTTGGCTACCATACGCCGTATTACTACCGCCAGTCGTATTGTTCTCCATTGCGGAAGCGCCAACCGCAGTATTTTGAGTTCCAGTTGTATTGGCTTTTAATACATAGTTGTATCCGGGGCCAGCACTAGAACCGATGGCTACATTTGACGATCCGCTAGTGTTTGCTCTTAAAGCATTAGGGCCAACTGCAATGTTGTAATCGCCAGTATTCGTATAAAGTGCCTGATAACCGAGTGCGACAAACCCTGTTCCTGTGACATTTGAGTAAGCCGCTTGATAACCTACAGCAGTGTTATTAGACGCTGTGGTGTTTTGAGCTAATGCACCACCACCCACAGCAACATTATTTGAGCCTGTTGTATTAGATTCAAAGACAGCACGTCCACCAGCACTTCCACCAATTGCAATATTATCAGAACCTGTAGTGTTGGTTGACATAGCCCCATTACCTACTGCTATGTTTCTAAGTCCTGTGGTATTACCATACGCTGCCGCATAACCAATAGCTACAATTGAACCTGTGGTATTGCTATACCCCGCCTGATACCCAACAGCAGTGTTGTTAGAGGCTGTGGTGTTGGTAAAAAGCGCACTAGAACCAAGTGCTGTGTTGTATGCGCCAGTGGAGGTGTTCCTTAACGCATTATCTCCAAGTGCTGAGTTGTCAGCACCGGTGGTGTAATACATTGCCTGCTGTCCCACAGCAGTGTTGCGGCTGGAAGTGCTGTTGGTATAAAGCGCCAAAGCGCCAAGAGCAGTGTTGCTTGTGCCTGTGGTATTGTTATACCCAGACTGATAACCTACCGCAGTGTTGTAGGAAGCTGTGGTGTTGGAGTAGAGGGCAGATGCACCTAAAGCGATGTTATAAGCACCGCTGGTGTTGGTTGCCAAGGCGCTATAACCTTGAGCGGTGTTGTAGTTGCCTGTCGTAGTGCCGCCTGCGGCGTTCCAACCAAAAGCAGAATTACCATCGCCTGTGCTGGAATAGAGTGCCCTATACCCAGTTGCAGTCAGATAAGCACCAGTACTGTTGCTATATCCCGCCTGATAACCAACAGCGGTGTTGCTAGATGCTGTGGTGTTGGACTGTAAAGCCGCACTTCCTAAAGCGGTATTGTATGAACCAGTAGTGTTGAAATATAAAGCGTTTAACCCCGTTGCGGTATTATCGCCACCAGTTGTGTTTGAATACAAAGACCTGCGACCTACTGCTGTTATACTTGCGCCAGTAGTAGTTGAATAAGCGGCCTCAATACCTACCGCAGTCAATAAATCAGCGCCACCACCTACAACACTATAAGCGGCTCTATAACCTAACGCTGTAATTCCAGCGGCAGTCGTATTGCTATAGCCCGCCTGATAACCAACAGCGGTGTTGCTAGATGCTGTGGTGTTGCTCAAAAGTGCGGAATCACCAATAGCTACGTTGTTTGAGCCTGTTGTGTTGTTGTAAAACGCTTGCGTTCCCAAAACATTGTTTGCACTTCCAGAGGTAGTTTTAAATGATGACTGATAGCCAATTGAGTTGTTCCAGTTGGCCGTTGTTTGAGCCGTCAACGCTTGATAGCCAACAGCAGTTGTAACTGTGCCACTTGTATTAGCCGCCAAAGCACTAGCACCCACCGCAGTATTGGTAGACACACCACCAGCACCACGGCCTACCGTCAGGCCATAGATCAAACCATCAGTAGACGCAGAATCCTTCAGGAGCTTACCTGTCGTGCCATCAAACAGAGCAATACCGTTAGCTGTAGACGAAGCTGGGCCGTACACATCACCAGAGGCTGCTGTAGACCAAGACAAACCACCAGAGCCGTCCGTAATCAGAGCTTGACCGCTTGTGCCGTCATCGGCAGGCCATGTCAGTGTGTAGCTTGCACCCAATGCTGAAGGTGCGCGGTGGGCAACATATTCACCACCGGTCGTGTCTTGCAGACGCAGAGTGCCTTGGCCTGTAATGTTGATCTGTGTAGAACTGAGCGTTGTGCCGTCCCAAGTCAGGTTGGCGGAACCAGCCAACGAACCACTAGAGTTGTACTGCACCTGTGTATTTGACCCACCAGCAGCGCCAGCCGTAGCCGTACCGACAACCTTTACATAGTCAGTGCCGTTGAAATAAACAAAAGCTGTCTCGCCTACAGCGATAGACACACCCGTCTGACCCGATGCTTTAAACGTCACCGCGCCGCCAGTGGCAGAGTTCACCACTGTATATGTCTTGCTATAACTTGGGCCTGTGACTACCTTGGTTGTGGTCAGCGTGCCGGATACCTTGACAATGGCAAACTGGGCTGTAACTGTACCCGCGCCTGACAGGGTGGATGTGATGTTAGAAGCTGAAGCATCACCAGTAGTATTAGCCAGTGTTACTGCGCCGTCGCCTGTCAGGGTCAAAGTGCCTGCAATGGCAATGTTGGTGTACTGCGTAATACCATTGTTAACGGTATCGCCCCATGTGCCGGAGAGTTCGCCCTGTACTGGGAGAGCCAGTCCTAATTGTGACGTTGCGCCTGTAGTCATTTAAAGCTCCTAATTCGTGTCGATTATCGTCCACCCAGCACTCTGAGTGTCATCAACCGTAGTCCAACCTGCGGACTGAGTATCGGTGATATTTTGCCAGTTTGCGGTCTGTGTGTCATCAATAATTTCCCACAGAGGCCGCCCCATTACCAAATCCGTTATTGTTGCCAACTCTACAATAGAAGCCATGAAAGTAGCTACCGCTGCATCTACATCCGAACCTGTCGCGCTCTCTGAAATTACACCCTTGAATGTAACACTAGCCGCTATAGCATCAGCACCTGTTGCCGTTTCACTAACCGCCGCCCCAACTGATACGGCGCTTGATATGCTGTCCGTCCCAGTCGCTGTCTCAACAATATACGCTAAGAATGTGAAAGCCGATGATGCAGAATCCGTGCCTGTTGCGCTCTCAGTAATCTGGCTTAAGAAGTTGGCAAAAGCTGCGTCCGTGTCAGAGCCTGTCGCTGTTTCAGATACAGATACCCCATACGTTGGGATAGCACTAATTTCATCTGATCCTGTACCGCTTTCGCTAACCGCAGCCCCAAACGTAGCCAAGGCACTAACAGCATCAGACCCTGTGCTTGTCTCACTGACTGCAGCATTGACCTGTACCAAACTAGATACAGCATCCGATCCCGTGGCAGTTTCACTGACAGCAGAGCCAAAAGTTGCAACTGAAGAAACGGCATCTGTCCCTGTCGCAGTTTCAGCAACACTCCGGTCATAGACTGAATCACCCCAGCCAGCCTGACCCCATGTGCCAGAACCCCAGCCGCCTTCAGCCATTTAGACCTCAAGCAGCGAGGGAGAACGTATAAGTTACAGACAAAACGTCACCCGAAACCACTGAGCGGTCACCGGGAGAAGAAAAGTCAGAAGCGGAGAACAATGTCCCAGTCGTACCGCTCTTGGCACTACCGCTTGTCAAGAACGCACCACCCACAGTCGCTGTGGCGTTGATGTTAAACGTTGCAGGAGAGGCTGCGTTAGTCACCACAGAAGGGTTAGCAGTTGTCGCCGTAACAAAAGTAGCGGCCACGCGAGTAGCGTTGCTATAAGGCACAACTTCAGTCCAGCCAGCGTGAGAAGACATGGTGTCACCAGCAGCAGGTGTATTAGAAGCGCCAGAGCCGTACAGACCGATATACCAAGTGGTGATCTGGGCAACAGAAGTGAGCGCAGTACCGGCCATGTAAGCCAGACCAGCGTTAACAACTAAGTTTTTAGACTCAGCAGTCCACTTTAAGTTGCCGTCTTTGTCGTGGCATTCAACGTAGTAAACGCCTGTAGCCGTGGCTTGCTCGCCCGATTTAGTACCGGCAATAAAACCACTAGAAACATGGTCGATTGCTTTGAGTTTTTCCGTGGTCATATTGACTCCTTAAATAAGTCTGATTAACGCAGATGTGCTGGTATCTGCGGGCATCGTTACAGTGAAAGTATTGTTTGAAATTTTGTCATTACCAAAATCAAGAACACAAACCGCCCCATTAGCACCGGCCTTGTAAATTAAAGCACCCCGCGCAGTAATTGCGCCCGTCCAAGCAGGGCTGCTAAACGTTACATACACAACGCTGCCAGATGGCGTGAGTGCAGAATTAACTGTGGCTGTTACAACCTGGCCACCGGCGGAATAATTACCACCAGAAGCCTCACCTACAGCTGTATAGGCTGTTGTTGTTTGGTCAAGAGAAGCTGCATTGGTATACAACGCCAAACGGAATGTATCCGTAGATAAATTAATCGTGCCATCGGCAAGACCAGAACGCAACGTATTGCAGGAGTAGTTGCCAGTAAAAGCCATTAGGTCACCTTCTGACGGAACTGACCAGAGCGGTAAGCATCTTGACGCTCCATACCATCACCCAGACGTTTAGCCAAGCCCAAAGCTTCTTGATACTTAGTATTGTAGAAGGCCATGATATCTTGCTCACCCTTCATGTAGGTATAAGCCTCAACCAATGAACCGTACAACAGTACAGAATCAAAGTTATCACCAAGCCAAGTAGTACCAGCAGTGACGATGGACTCTGGGTAGTAGTAATAATGCAGCTCAATGTAGTACTGAGCATCAGGTGTTGGGCCCAAGATAAAACTCAACTCTGCTTCATTATCAGAGCGAGGACCAAACAAAGCGTAATACTTAGGCACACCTGTATCGCTTGGAGTTGGATACGCTTGACGTAGGTAGTTGACATCTTTGTTCAGTAAATACTCGTATGTACCAGTATTCAAATCCTCGTCAACAACGTCCGTAATAACAGCCATAGAGTACACCGCCAAAAAGTCTGATGGGCACTGTAAGTATTTGTTATTGGTTGTAGCTTGTCCAGTCACATTTTTACGAATGGACGGGAACTGAACGGTGTTGTAAATACGCTGCTCAGCCTGCTGCACAAACACGGGTATCTCAGCGATAAAGTTCGCTTCAGTATTCTCCGTATAAGCTTGGATAGCGTCACTGAGTTGCGTATAGTTCATGCCATTGGGCCTCGTGCCATCGTGCCTTTAGTGGCAGCACCTGTACCGCGAATTTTAATGCCGGA